TTTTACCAAATCTCTGGTAGTTCAGCAACATAACAAAGGCACTAAATAGACTCATACCTTCGTTCATTGCACTACGAGCAACCGCCTTACCTAAGCCTGCATGACTGTGTACGTCAATGTCTTGCATGAACTCAACTTTCTCTTTCATCGCTTTGTAATCTAAGAAAGCAAAGTACTCAGATTCTGGGAGGCCCAATGTATCGTTGATCAACGCATACGATCTTTGATGCACGAACTCACGATTAGCAAAGCTTGTGAGCATGGCACGTATCTCATTGTTCTTAAACTTAGGAATATAAAACTCTAGGTAGTTTGTACCTACAGCGACATCAGATTGCGTGAATAGTTTCAAGATCTGAACGATGTGATTCTTTTCTGCTGGAGTAATGACTCCAGACTTCCACTGTGCAACGTCATCTTGTAATGAAGCCTCCCACTCTCCCCAATGGACTTTCTCATGTGAGATGGCTTTTTCTACAGCCCATGGATATGTGAATGGCTTGTAAGTGACGTTTGGTTCTAATACAGACATTGCTGTCTCCCGTTGTGAGTTGATTTTTTTAAGGCGAACGTACAATTATATTCAGCTAGTCCAAATGATCAATATTGACATTTCTTTCTTTTTGGATAGTAGTGCTTCCAATCAAGACTAAGTCTAGTTCCATTCGTTCCATAATTATATCTGCAATGTCTAGCTGATTCTTTTCTTTAGCACGAACTGCCACATCTGCTAAGGCAACATAGTCTTGAGCAGTTAATGGCTGGTATTCATATTTAAGCATAGGGACATTTCCTTTGTGTTATTTTCGTGTAAAAACGATATAACAAGAATAAACAGTATAATGATAGTAGGGGACTACAGATGGGCAGTCAAGCGACTTTTATTTCTTTTCCATTAAATCCTGTCAAAGATTTTGTGGAAACACCGATTCCATACTTCAATGAAATATTGGAAAGACGTATGACTGTGGTAATGAGGACTGTGGTATCGGATGAGCAAAAGAAACCCATCCGATCTATTACGGTTCGTTATGTCGATCCTGTTTTCTTTTCTAACTCTATTTGAATAAGTTTCGATTCGATCTTAGCTATTTTTTTAGAGTTTCTCTTGACCGAAGCTTTCAGCAATTTCATCCAAAGTTTCAGTAATTTCTGTTGTACGTCTATTGTTGCCATCAAATACTCCGTTACTTATGCAATTTTCAAAGGTATTCCAGAGGCTCTCACAGCGCATGTCAGCGAAGATCTCCAGTCCGTGTATAGCTGAGGCTATCTGATCCTCATTCATGTACTCTAAGCGTTGCATGAGAAGCTTTAGATCATCGACTACATGCCATGCTTCCATGATTGCCTGTTTAAGGTCAAAACTATCAATAGGCATGCCCTTGTCGTTTATGTGTACACCATTAACGATCATATAGTTCTCTCCACAAAAGTGACTAAGTTTAGAGGAATTTGGTAGAAATATTCGCCTTTTGCAATGTGTACATTTTGTACTTCAACAGGCTCTAATGGCTTCACATCGTGAGACCAGAATGTAGCCGCACGAGTGCAGTCCTCATTCCAAATGAAGAACTGCGTTGGCTTGTTGAAGAATTTCTTTTTGCGGTAGGGGAGTTGTACATTGGGGTACGGAAAGTCTCTTCCTTTCCATACTGCTTTCACTTCACACTCAACAAAATACTTTTCAGGGTAGGTATCTATTTCCCCTACCACAACTAGATCTTGTGCGTATTTGTCGTCATTCTCTACGGCAGAAAAGCCTATGTGTTTAAAATAATCAACTGTCGCTTGTCGGGCTTGCTGATCATACTTTGCAAATAGTCCTTTGCTAAATCTCTTCGTCTTCATCATCACTGCACCCATGTATTTCTGTATACAACAAATCTAGTCCACTATGGCACATCGGACAGAGGGAAAAGGCTAGGACACCTAAGTATCCATCAATGCCCCCTTCCTCTTCAAGATCAAATTGGCACTCACAAATACTGCAAGTACATCGTGTATCGTAATCACTCACCATCTTCGATCATTCCTTGATTCTGATAAATCACATTCATTAATTGATTGTTATGCATACGTAATCGTTTCATTTCTTCAAAAGTATCCTGTAACGTTTCGTATGCGTCATTCAGTATCCGCTTATTAAACGGATCTGAATCTTTGATAAGATTGATCCGGCACAGCATGTTCTCTATTTTTTCGTCCATGGTTACCCCTGACAGCTAACACACTCTTCACCAGTAAAATCAATTAACGCATCACGTTGTATTTGCATACCCACCTTGTCAGCAGAAACTCCTGCTTCACTGCGTAGATAGTACAAACCTTTTAAGCCCATAGCCCAAGCTTTGACATGAACACGATTGACATAGGCCCTTTCAATTCCTGCCGGGAAGAACAGATTTACTGATTGTCCTTGGCAGATGAACTCCTGACGTTTCGCCGCATGTTCAACAACGATTTCTTGATCGATTTCAAAGGCTGTTTTGAAAACGTCCTTTTCATCATCTGACAAGAAGTCCAGATGCTGGACAGAGCCTTCGTTCGCAATGATCGATTTCCATGTTGCTTCTGTATTTTCACCATGCCCCTCTAACACTTTTTTTAGTTCTTTGTTCTTAACCAGATGCGAACCTGCACGTGTTCTGTGCGTATACGCATTTGACTTGATAGGTTCAATAGACGCACTGCACCCGCATATGATAGACGAGTTAGCATTCGGAGCAATCGCAAGTAGATGAGCATTGCGTAGCCCTGTGCCTGCCATGTCTGGTGCTTCACCTCGTTCTTTAGCCAATTGCCTAGATTCTTCAACTGCTTTCTCCTTCATACTTTTAAAGATTGCATAGTTGATACCAGACGCTTGCATGGACTGCCATGGGACTCCTTTCTTTTGGAGATACCCATGGAAGCCCATAGCCCCTAAGCCGATTGAACGTTCTCTTTCAGCAGAGAATTTAGCTTTTGCAAGTTGTTCTGGTGCATGGTCAATAAAGAATTGGAGTACGTTGTCCAAGAGTCTAATAAGGTCTTGGACCATTCTGGTGTCTCTCCACTCATCGTAGTATTCAAGATTGACTGAGGAGAGGCAACAGACTGCTGTACGTTCTTCACTTGTTGCGAGGTGGATTTCATTGCAGAGGTTACTGCCGTTAATCCGAAGTCCAAGTTTTCTTTGGCTTTCTGGTAAGCCTGCGTTGGCTGTGTCGATAAAGTTAATGTAAGGAGTCCCAGTTCTGAGCCTAGCTTCAAGTATTCTTTCCCAAAGCTTTCTAGCTGAGATTGTATCTTTGATAGATCCGTCATGAGGGTCTCGTAAGTTCCAGTCTGTGTCATCTCTAATTGCCTCCATAAATGCATTTGTGACGTTGACTGCAGGGAATAAATTCAGACATTTCCTATCTACATCCCCGCCAGTAGGCACACGGACTTCTACGAACTCCCAGATGTCTGGGTGATCAACATCCATGTAAGAAGCATAACTGCCCTTACGTGTTGTGCCTTGTTTGTCTGAGAGCATCATCGAATCCAATACCTTAATAAAAGGAATAGGACCCGGTGCTTTTTTGCTTACGCTACGAACGGCAGACCAATGCCCACCGACACCACCACCTTTAGCAGATAGCCAGCCGACTTCAACACGGTGGTTAAAAATGCTATCAAGATTGTCCCCCACGTAAGTAAGGAAACAGCTAATAGGAAGACCATTAACCTTTCCGTCTTGTTTCGGGGCATTTGAGAGAACAGGACTCGCAAACATAAACCAATTTTTTGACGCATAGTCATAGATACGCTGTGCAAATTCATAATCACCTCCGCAATAGGCTACAGCGGCACGAGCAAATGCATCCTGTGGTGATTCTTCATCTGGGAGCATATAGTACTCACGCAAAACTTTTAGGGCTTGCTCTGAGAGATTCTCATCTCTTGAATAATCAATCTTGATCATCATGTTCCTCAATCGACTGTTGTTGTTCGTAACGATATAAGTTTGCTCTCGCAAGATCGGACAAAGGTATACCCATTTTGCCAGAAATTGCAGATATATTTTGCAATACTTTCCCCAAATCTTCTGCAAGTATTTGATATTCTACACGTTCTTGATTAGTCTCATGGTTGTGCAGTGCATCATAAACACCTTGTAAAACTTCCACAGAATCAACAATATGTGGGAGGTAGCTTCCAGTACTGATAGGAAAGCGGTGTTGATAATAATCCATACCAATGTCAGGGGGAAGTATTGTTGTCATCGGTCTGGTCCTTAAATTGTTTCAGCATTTTGTTAAACGAGTGCCGAATCTTTTTGAGCGCATACGCCTCTTCCTCTGACAGGTCACTTGTATCGGTCTCGATCATCTGGAGCATGTCATTGGTAAACACTATAATTTCTTTTAACTGCGCTTCTGGTAGTTTAACTTTAATCAGCTTTCGACTTGTAGACATAGTCACCTCTTTTTTCGACACGGGCAATGTAAGAATTCAAATACCAAATGGCTTTCTGCATATCTTCGACACCGTTCTTAAACAAAGCACGTGTGACGTACTCCCACGCTGTGATCCAGTCGTACACATCTTCGTGAGGGACTACCATGCCATCACGCATAATCTTCTGTAGAAGAGCCTCCCGCACGTCCTTGACTTCCAAGTCCTCGTTCAGGATGTAATGCTTCGGCTTATTCACCATGTCCACGGGAGGCTCATAATCAAATGCGTGATCTCCATGGAGTTCCTGTACTTGCTCAAAGAACGATGCCCAGTTCTTTCTATTTTCAGACATTACGCTTCTCCTTCAGGTTTGATGTGGAGTAATTCAATTTCTTCTTCAGACAATCCTTGCATGAACCTTGCCATTGCTTCTGACTTTTCATCTCCAAGATCAAAGTCACCATTTTCAATAGCGGCATTGCCGACTTCAATGACATCTTCAGTATGATGTTTCGACAAATGGACTAACCCGGCAATCACTGCAATACAATCCGCCAGTGCTTCACCTTCTGGTGTTTCAGGGTCAAAGCCGTTTTCAGGTTGCTCTAAGTTAAACCCGTACATAAATTTGAGTTCGTGATCATCTGTAATCTTGATCTTCATGTACGCTTCGTTTTTGTTAACTGTAAATTTCATTTTTCTTTAAACCATTGATCAGGTATCCGTTGATCAGCGTACTGAAATCCATTTTTTGTACACCAATCCCCATAACTTGTTTTCGATCCTTTACGAATCTTTGATTTAGAATTAGAAAATACGAAGCGTATATCGTACTTACTGCCGTGCTGTTCTTTAATCCAGAGGTGCTTCTTGCGATCCTCTAGGGTAAACCTGCCTTTTGTCTCCACCACAATACCATTAGGCAAGATAAAATCAGGAGTGTACGTTCGATCAATAGCGGGTTGTGTAAAGTTAATTCTTGAAGATACATCTTCGTACTTAACATCCAGTCCCCGCTTTTTGATTTGATCTGCAACAGTTTTTTCCAAACCTGATCGATAGCCATGTTTCCTAGCCGCCCTGCTGAACTTCATCAGTTGTCTCTGTTTCGGTATAGACAGTGTAATACTTCCACGGTCTATTCTTGGCCGTACTAGCGGCAGATGGCTTAAACTGCAAGTTTTCCCAACATTGAAATTTGTAATCACAGAAAGCACATGTCATACCTAGATGACGATTTCCGGTAGGTTTCTTGCGGTATGTTTCTTCAACATCCTCAAAGCAACGTTCTAACGGTTTATCTTTATCTAAGGTACGCTTAGTCTTCACCATATCTGCTTCAACAGTTTTGATCAAATTTGGATCTTCTTCTGCTTCAACAAACTTCATTTCGCCAGTTGATTTATTGACAACAATCCAGCCACCGAATGGTTTACCTGTAGCACGAGCATAGCCGTAACCTTGAGACACATATCCAAATGGGTCATCGTTACGCATTGATGTAAAGTCTTTGAACTTATTCTGGAATGAGTATGGTGATGCAGATTTTACATCCCAAACTTTACCATCAATGACAACATCGTATTCACCATTGATGGTATCTCCATCTAAATTCATCGACACTTTACCTGAGACTGACTCGACAGGGACTCCTGCAAGCTTCATCACAAACAACGACAGAACTTCAACAGCATCACCGATCAGCATACGCATTACGAAGTCGTACTGCTTCTCTTCTGCCATGTCTGGATAGTGCTTTTGAAACCACAACTGACAAGTCGGCCTACCCAAATTACTCATGCGAAGTGTGAAATCTTTACGAGGTTCTACAAACTGCTTACGCAATGATTGCTTAAACTGTTCACCTGCTTCTTCGATTAACTCATCAGAAACGGGGGATAAGTCCCCCGCCCCGATCTTTTGAAGAAGATTACGAACCTTGATTTCGTGTTCGTTAGGGATCTTCATTTATAATCCTAATTCATCTTCAACGAGTTCACCTTCCACAGCCTCAATGACTTTCTCATTGGACTGCTTCGACTTGAGTGACTCATCATGCTTCTGACGAATATCGTCGTTAACCATCTTAATGGTCTCCAAGATGTTACGCATGATTTCAGCATCACCTTCTGTGATCTCCAATACATTTGCAAAGTCAGGAGCAAAGTGAGGAGTGAAGTAAGTCACTGAACCCTTTTTGTGGCGTTGTGTTGTCAGCGTAGATTCTAGCTGTTGGAACATCACGCCCTTAGAATTACATCCTTCGATGACTTCTTTAGTGAAGTTAAGGAACGATGCGCCCTTAGTACGGAATAGACAAGGAGTCGCCTCAATGGACTTCTTCTCGCCAGTCGCAGTAGCACCTTCCATGGTGACAACACCGTAGAGATAGCGGAAGCACGTAATCCCTGTGTACTTCTTCTTCGCATCATCTGACAGTGCGTGGTAATCCTTACCTGCTGGGCGACCACAACGAACAGTTCCCTTTTCGTCGATAGGCTCATCACCCATCCGATGAATAATCGAACGGTTGACTACTTCTTCAGCTTCCGCATCGTAATGCAGATACTGCATGAAATCTCCGAAGACACGGAGTTTGACTTCTTTGGCGTAGACAGCGTCTTCACCAGTACCCAATACAAACAGACCCTTTTTGAGTTCGTTGCCATCAGCATCTTCATCCTGATAGTTGATCTTTAAAAGAGGAAGAAGATTAGTCATTTCTTCCTGCTGTTGTTGTTGACCACCGCCCATCATAGCCATAAGCTGATTGGCGTTCATGTCGTTGTACACTTGTACATTACTCATATATAACGTCTCCGTTTAACCAAGTTTCCCCTGCTTTGATCTCAATGGCTAGGGGTAATGCCATTTCGTAATCATAACGCTTTTTAATCTCAGATACAACACCTTCCATTGCATCGATTAAAATCTCTTTCACAATGTCTACTTCATCAGGATGTGTATCGACAACAATTGAGTCATGTACAGTCAATACACATA